GCAATTCCTCGCTCCCTCACTCTTTCGATCTCTTCTCTCATTGCGTTGTGTTCCTCATCCCTACTCATATTGTAATTTTCTGGACGAAGATCCATACTAATCACTCCATTTTTGGTCGGTGCAACACTAACGGGCAAACTGGTAATTGCTGCTCTTATCTTCTTGTCTTTACGGCAAACAGCAACCAAAGACAGTGGTATCTCCGTGAGATGCTTATCCTGCTGCTTAGCAAGAGTTCGCAAATTACGTCTGACAACCTTTCGAAACGTCTTTCCATCGGGTGTGGCCTGGGCAGCAAAACCCAGCACATCCTCAACACCAGCATCCATCCACAGTGACGACGCATTAAACTTGCGCAGTCTGCAGCCGTCCTGGAAGTAAGTAGAGTTAATTTCTCCGTCGCGTTCAGAGACCATGGTCTTCTCTTCGTTAACGACGAGTCCTACTTGACTTCCCTGCCTGACTACTTCACCTCGAAGATCAGTGGTGGCCCGTACTTCGCGGGTCAACAAGTCATCCCCATTAACCAAAAGAGGATGACTTGACCATTCCTTAAAACTAATCTCCTTCCTGTCTAACATAGCGGCCAATGCCATATCAACCACGGTCTTGTTGATAACGCACAGCAACGGAAAAGACATCACTGACCCCATGGGCTGGCCAGAAAACGTCTCCTCACCATCTACGATCAGATTTGATAGCACTCTCAAAGCTGCAATCTCTTCATCACTCAGATGGTCCGCCTGTTCTTCCAATACGTCAACTGCTGCTTTCACGTACGCCCGCTTGATATTATCAGTGGCAGACGAGTAATCAAAACTCAAAAAAGCAGAGCCCGTAAGGCGAGAAACGTGCTGGTCGGTCGGTTCACCTACCAACAGCCACCCTCGTCTTTTCAACATGTCGTATAACGAATAATGGAGTGGAGCGAGTCGACGAGTGTTCTCGGCCGAGTATAATGTAACTACTCGTGGTTTCCCAGAACTAAACACCAACTCATAACGGCATTCACCGCTAAATTCTTCCTCATTCCAATTACCTCCGGCCTTTCGCGTATAACGCCGGGTAGCGTTACCGTTAGGTATGAACGGAGCACGTCTTCGATCCCATCCCTTTTCAATGTTTTGCTTCAGTGCACGTTTGAAACGCGCCAAATGCTCCACATCGACAGCAACTGGTTGGAACCGAGCCTCTTTCCACTGGTTGAGTTTCTGTTCGAAGCGAGGCAGACAAACCTTGCAACAGCTTTTCTCAAGCTTTTGCACCGTTTTGAAACTCAATTCGTCAATAGGGCTAAGGCTACTGACAAAGCATTGTCTTACGGCAGGCCGTAACCCACCGCAAATTATTTGCTGAGGGACCACATTCTCTGAACGGGGGATCCCCAATTCCCCGTAAAATTTCACCAGACGATTGGCACGGGCGACAAGTCGTCCGCTGAGTGTACATTCATCGTCACCGCCAGTAGGAAGCACCGTAAACGGGTTACTACTGACATGACTCATGTCCTCCGCCAAGTCTAGAGGTTCTAAGTACTCCTCCAAAACTAAGCTTTCATTTAATTTGTTCTTAATGGCAGCTGAATACTGCATGTCAATTCGTTTTACTTCTTCGACGTGAGAAGCAAGCCGCCAACCGTTTCGCGAGCCCAAAGGTACAGCGTCGGAAAACCCATCACTGGATAATCCCCCACTGTCCTCACTATCTGATAGTTCAGCCTCACTAGGACTCCCGAAGGTCTCCTGTGAGGTCCCGACCCAGTCGAGCTGGCAGGTCTC